GCCTTCGCCCGGATGTAGGCCAGCTCGTCCGCGCGGCCCGCCTTCTCGATCCACCGCTGCGACTCCGAGGTGCCGTAGACCTTCGTGAGGATCTGCGTCCGGTTGTTCACGCGGGTGGTGGCCGTCGGCTCGGACAGCGCGTACTCGTCGCCTTCGATCAGCGCATTGGACGTGCTGGCCGACGCGAGCGCGTCGGTCTGCCACTCGTGCATCGGGTTCGTCGCCCGAGTCCGTCCCGCCATCTGGAACAGCGGCGTCTCGGTCGGCGAGATGTTGTAGATGATGTCCGAGAGGTCTTCGCGGTTGCCCTTGCTGTCGTAGGAGTCGTAGAGGTTAGTGGTCTGCGCCACGGAATTGCCCCCTGGCGAGGCTTTTGGGGCTAGCGCCCCCTAAACCTCGCCTTGAAGGCGGCCGCGATGTCATCCATGTTCCGGCCGCCGGTTGTCCTGAGTCGTTCGAGGCTCTGGCGATACTCGACGTCCCCCGTCGATTCGCGCTGCCCCGCTGCGCCCGGCTGCTGCACTCGCGGCAGCTTGCGCATCTTCTGCTTCAGGACGTCGGCTTTCCGTGTCGCTTCGCGATGCTGCCGCGCATCTCGCGCGAGCAGTACGAAGCGATGGTCACTCGCGACGTTTTCGAGTACGTCCTGCGTCAGTCCGTACTCCTGCACGGCGAACGTGATCAGCTCGCCGTACTCTCGTCCCGCAACTGCGGGATCTTTCCAAGCGGGAATCTTCTCCCGCAAGATTTCGGCCTCTCGCCTTTGCATCTCCTCGCGCTGCTGAGACAACGTGCGTTGATACTCCGCGTGTCCGCGAGCGAGCGCCTCGAAGCGCTGCCGTCGCTCGAGCATCCGCGCCGACCATTCGGCCGGATCGGTCTGCCGGAGCTGGTCGTAGGCCGATGTGTCCTCCCCCTTGAGCTGCGTGTCGAGCTGAGCGATTCGCTCGGATAGCGTGCGAAGCCGGGTCCCGACTTGCTCGGCCTGCGCCTCGACGATCCGACGCCCCTCGGCAAGCTCCTGCGTCTTCCGCGTGTAGTCACGCTGCCGAAGGACTCCGGCGCGAAGCTCTTCCCGCGTAAACCTCTCGGCCTTTCCGTCGATCTCCAGCTCGACGGTTGCCTCGACGTCCTCGGGCTCTTCTTCTTGCGCGGCGACTTCCTCGGCGACTTCCTCGGACGCCTCGGGCTTCGCTTCGGCGTGCTGCTCGACCGGCTCTTCCGTCGCGGTCTCGGTGGGTCCCGATTCCTGATCCGCGGCTCGCGTTTCAGCCGCGTCGCCGAGATCGCCCGACCGTTCGCGAGTCGCCCAGCCCTTCATGGCCGACGCGATGGCGTCGAGATCGTGCAATGTACCGTGTTCGGAAGGTTGGCCTTGCTGCACGCGGCCACCTTGGCACACTTTTCGCGAATGCGTGCCCGCGCGATAGGGAAAATAGGGAAAAGGCGGTGCTCTATGCCGGAGATGCGCTCGACGCGCGTCTATCTCTGCGCTTCGCCGTCGTCACGCCGGCGCGCAATCTCGGCTTCGATTCGCCGCCCCTGAGCCGCGAGCGCCTTCAGCTCGGAAACGAGGTACGCAACCGCCTCCAGCCTCTTGTGCTCGGTTTCTCGCGCATCGACCGTCGTGGCTGAAGCCCACCGATCGACCGCAGCATTCCGAAGCAGCGAAATCATCGCCACGAAAACCTCGTCCGATAGAATGTCCGCCGCGCGCCGTCCCGCTGCAATCGCCTGCGCTTCCCTCACGCCCCACCACCTCGCGGAATGTGGAGCGCCGGCAAGAGAGACTCGAGCCCGGCAGAAATGGGCACCTCGGTGATGTGGCCGAGGCGCGCATCCGTATCGCACCACACCCCGTAACCGAGATCCTGCGCATCTCGGCAGAAGTTGAAGTCCTCACCGCGCATCTCGCGCGTTTCCGGATCGATGTCGAAGTAGAAGAGTCTCCGAAGCGGCTTCCGCCCTTCTTCGTAGGTCTCGTAGTACGGATCCGATGCCATGTACATTCGAGCAAGGACGTCCCTGCGAATCATCATGAGACCCGTTCCGGCTCGCGAAACCCTCACGTACCCATCCGCATCCACCTCCGAGGGCGGATCCGTCGGCTGCACATTCCACTGTGCGCGATCCAACCGCCGCGCAAGCGCGGCGCCCGCCACGATTTCGCGATCTGCCTCGAGCCATCGCAGCACCGTCTTCGGGCTCCACGCCATGTCCGTGTCGACGAAAAGCAGGTGAGTCGCCTCGGACTCGAGAAACACACTCACCAGCTTGTTGCGATTCCACTCGACTCCGCAGCCCTTTGCGCAGACCCACCATGAACGCACGCCGTTCGCCGCGCACGCGCGCTCAGTTTGGTTCAGGCATTCATAGAACGTCCCAGGAAACTCCGGCTTGTGAGCCGGCGTTCCGATCAAAAGCGTCCGCGACACCCTACTCGGGCTCCTTCCCCTGATCCACGCTTGCCATGGCCTTCGCCGCGTCGAGCGCGATTCGACGCGACTCCCCTTGCGTCTCCGCGGCAAGCTTCTTTGCATCCAGCGCAAGGCGCTGCGCCTCGATCGCGAGCTTCGCCATCTCGATGCGCTCTCGACTTTCGATCTCGACGATCTTCGCGTCGGGTGCCGGAGGCGGCGGGGGCTCCGCGTCGGGGCCTTCGGGGTCCCGAAAGAATCGCGTGCCGCCATCCTTGAAGCCGAGCTTCTGCGCGAGCATCTCGGCAGCCGCATAGGCGTGTTTCGGCTGCACGATCAGCCCGGGAGCCACCTGTGTCATCTGACCCTGTAGTTCCATGATTTTCACGAGACCGGCAATCAACGCATCACGATTGCCATGCCCGATCCCTACCGCAATCGTCGCATCCACCTCGTGCCTCCACGACGTCGGATCTACCTCGATGTACTTCCCGCGCATGCGAATCGTTCGCGGGCGGTCCTGGTGCTTGCGTAGCAGCATCGAAACGCGACGGAACAGGTGCCGGAAGCCGGTCTCGGCGAAGATTCGCGCAATGAGCCCAATCCGCTGCATGGCGGCATTCTGGATCATCTGGATACCACTCGCCGTCTTGTTGAGCGTGTCGGCGTCGAGACCCGCGGAATACCGTGATACCCCGATGCGATTTTCCCGGATCGTGCGCACGAGCTCCATGCCTGTGATCGCGGGCCCCGAAGCGTCCTCCTGGACCAGGGGCGTGAGCGCGCCCGGCGCGAACTCCGTCACGTATCCACCGGGCTGCGCGGAGAGCAACTCGTCGAGGTCGACGAGCGGTGCGCCTTCCGCTCCACTCGCGAGCACCTTATGTCGCGGATTCGTTTTCAGGTTCAGGTCATCGAGGTAGTTTCTCAGGATCTGCGTGTGCATCTCCTGCAAGTCGCGCAGGATGTCCGCCACGGAAAGCCCATAGAACCGGTGCGGGATCATGATCGGCGAGAACGCCGAGAAAGGCTGCGCGTCAACCTGCTCGTGATCGAGCAGCGTGAGCGCAGAATCTCCGCCGAGCGTCACCCTCCGCAGCTCTGCGTACCCGTCACCGTCGTAGTCGACTCGAACATAAGCCTCCGTTACCCACACCTCGCGCGAAGCGTCACTTCGCCGAGGCCCGTCCGTCTCGGTGCCACCCTCCTGGGATCTCCGCGTGTCCGCGTCTTGGCTCCTACGGCTCGAGATGGCGGAAGCATTCGGCAGTGCGCGAACGACTTCCGGCGCGTATCCCTGCCGGATCAAGTCACTCTCCGTCTTCTTCACGCGGTGCCACACGCATCGCGCGCGATCGAGCGTGACGGCATCCTTTGAGACCCCGAACTCTTCGGGCGGCACGACCTCGATGCGCACTCGCCCGACCTTTCGCCTCCGCTCGCACACGAGATCATGCAGCGTCGTGAACGATCCGTCCGGGAGTGATACCTGAGTCTCAGCGTGCTCCAGCGGAGTCACGTCGCCCTCGGCGTCGAACACCTGGAGTAGCGCGAGATCGGACAGCCCCGTGTACTCCTCCCGTTCCACGCGCTCGTCGAACTCGTACCACGACTTGAAGACGCCGATCTTTTGCAGTAGCGCGTCCGCAGTCGCGTGGTACGTGAGGAGAAAGCCGTCGTTCTCAATCATGTAAACATGATTGACGAGCGCGGTCTCTTGCGCGGCGGCCTCGACGTCCTCGGGCCCGACCGGATCGAAGCGCACCACCTCGTCGCCCGAGTGAAAGATTTCGAGCAGCGCAGGCTTGATCCACTCGACGGTCTCGAACACGTCGCGCGAAACGACTTGCGACCGCCCCGCTCTCTCGTTGCCGTACTTCTCGCCGAAGTAGTCACTGAGTCCGCGCCGTTGATCGCTCGCGAGCTTCGAGCCCGTCCACTCGACGGAGTCCTCGATTTCACGCTCGACGATCGCAATGAGCTCGCGATCCGACATGGCACTACGCGCCGGGGCCTCGAATCCGACGAGATCAGCGGGGCTTGCCATGGCCTCCTCCCCTCATCTTTTCGAGCTCCTCGATCCGCCGGCGCAGCTCTGCGATGTGTTCCTGATGCTCCATGTCGCGCCTTTCGCGCTCCGCTGCGAATCGCTCGCGCCACCGCTCGATTTCTCGCACCTTATTCGCTTGCTCGATGCTCATACTACCCACCTCACGTCCGGACGCGGACGTCGCGTTTCGCGTTGCGCGTTCATGCCGATCGCCAGATACCGGAACGCCGATGCACCATGCTCACTCCAATCATGCAAAGGATGAGGCAGTAGCTCATCCGTGCGCGGATTGACCTCCGCACGGTAGCAGCGCAGTGAGTCGATGAGATCGGCACACTTTTTTGTGTCGATCCAGCAGCGCGGCAGGAAGTTTCGTACCGCCTCGATGCCGTCAGAAACGGGCAGGTTCGCCGCCACGCGGAAGTGGATCCCAAGCGCAGCGGCCGTTTCTTTTCGCGACCGCCCGGAACCCAGCTCGCGCACCTCGATATCGTGCGGAGCGATGTGGTCCCCGTACACGTAGCCGCGATCGGAGAGTTTCTTCGCGTAGTGCGCGAGGCCCTCGCCGGCGCACTCGTAATAGTCGATGATCCGAGGCTGTGTTGGGTGCGGCTGCGCGAACACGATCGCCGTCGAGTCGCGCACTCCGAGGTCCCACGCCGTTACCACGCGGAGGCTCGGGTCGTAGGGGACTTCGCACAGGCGCCCTTCCTGCTCGGCCGCCTCGATTAGTCTCGCGTAGTACGCTCCGCGCTCGCCGGCAGACCACGAGCACAAGAACTCTTGCTCGTACTCCTCGGCGCTCATTCCGCGCCGCGTAGACTCGAGCTCCGCATCGGGGATCACCCCGGTTTCCGGCGCCTTGTACACACGCACGAGCCATAGAGGATCACGGAGAGCTTGCTGATAGAGCTCCCAAAAGAACCCACGTCCTCCCGGCGTCCCGATGAATAGTGCACGTCCCTCGCGATCCGATAGAGCCGGTCGAATCACTTCGCGCCACGCGCGGCCCTGCATCTGCCCNNGAGCACGACGTCATCGAGGTAGATCCCGCGTAGCGAATCAGGATTGTCCGCGCCGAAGAGTTGAATCCGCGCACCGTTTTGCGCGAAGTCGATGCGCAGCTCGGACTCGTTCACCTCG